GTGGCAAATCACCGTTCGATGATCTGGTTGAGGAAACACCTCGCCACGGTCACTTCATCATGTTCTACTCAGAAGCTGGTGAAGGCAAAACAACACTGGCAGCTCAGTTCCCAGACCCGATGTTTATCGTCACCAGCGGTGAGCAGGGAATCAACCTTTACAAGCAGAACAATGTTGTCACGAACATACCTGTCGTGCCACTGGAACCTCTGTTTGAGCATTCATTGATTCCAGCAGGCGGTCATCCCGGCTGGATCAAATGCCTGAAGACCATGGAACGCTTCGCTGATGCAGAGCACCAGTACAAAACCTTGGTGATTGACAGTGTATCAGGCTTGCAGGATCTATGCTTCCAGCATGGTGCCTCAATGCTATTCAACGGTGACATGGACGGTAAAGACTTCTGTGACTACTACAGAGGCTACACCAAGTCAGCGGAATGTTTCTGGGCAGGCCAATTCATTCCAGCATGTCTTCAGATCGTTGCCAAAGGCTACAACGTCATTCTGATTGCTCACAGCACTTACAAGCCTGTGCCCAATCCAACTGGACCTGATTTCGACCAGCATCGCCCTGCCCTGTACAAGACGATCTTCGAGTACACGAAGAAAGACCTGCACGGCATGTTCTATCTGGGTCGTGAAATCAACGTCACCATTGAAAGCAAGACAAAGAAGAAGACGGCAACAGGAGATCGTCGTTTCATCGGCGTCTCCCCAAGCACATGGTATGTGGCAAAGTCATGGTGTACACAGGAAGGTGTCACTGAAATTGAATGTGGTTCAACCGCGAAGGAGACCTACGGCGAGTTACAGAAAGCACTGATGTCCAGATAGTTTACACCCCTATTGTTCACTCAACATTTTTTCTCTCAGGAGTTTTTTATGGCAGCAGAAATTAAATCACTGACCGATCTGATGAAAGCTAACGCTAATCTGAAGAAGGCATCAGCAACGGCAAAGAAGGCAGACCCAAACAGTCGTGGCGGCGGATTCAACGACTACACAGGACCAGACGGTGAGATCGTCTGCCTGTTTGACAATATCCGTTACATGAACACAGACAAAGGTTTCTTCGTCACACTCAACTTTACCGTGGATGCCAAAACGGATGGTCAAAAACAGTTTGCCGGGCAACGCTGCTCGATCATGCACAGCCTGAATGACACAGACCGTCAGACGGCTGCTCAAGGTCTCGAGCGTTACTACATGGATCTTCAGTTGATGGGTATCCATACACCATCACTGTCAGAGTCGCAGATTGATGACGCACTCACTGATGTCAAAGGGATGCAATTTAAGTTGCGAGCTGTGACAGGCAAACGTGATGCCAATCGGAAGTTCTTCAACATCATCGGGATCATCAGCGACATGGAGCATGATTACTCTGATGATTCATCCTCAGAAACCGAGGAATGGGAACAGGAAACTAAAGCACCCGAGCAGGATGCACCGGACGCTGAAGTCATGCCGTCAGAATACATCGGCTATGAATGCTCGTACAGACCGCCAAAGGCTGTCAAAGCCCTCACATTTGTCATTGTCGATGCAGACGACGAAGGAATGACAGTGACTTTGGAGCGTGAAGGCAAGAAGTTGAAGAACGTCAAATGGGATGACCTTAGCTTCAGCGAGTAATCCACTCACAACATAGGAAGTGGGAGACTTCATCAATCTCAGCATGGATGCACCACTTCCTGTGTTTTTTACAGCCTGCCTTACAGCGGGCTGTTTTTGTCTCAACATTTTATCAGCAGGGATTTATGATCTGTGTCGATACAGAAACAACAGGGTTATACCTTCAGCACGGTTGCACGGCATTTTCTATAGGAGTTTATGATGGAAACACATTCACTCACTCAACTGTTCCAGTCTCTCCTCGAAGTCGAGCGAGAACTTGCTCACATACACAGGAGATTAAGGATCGCATACGATCTGCTGAAACAATCGTCATGCACAATGCAAGATTCGATATCAAAGCCCTCTGTGAAGCCGGAGTCTTCTCATGGGATGACCCAGTTGACCCTGCCTTTTGGCGACGAGTGATCGACACAATTCACCTTGCCCATCTGCACAACAGCACTGACCGCCTATCCCTCGACAACCTCACAGCCCTGTATCTGGAAAAGGAGTATCCACAAGAAGATGAACTCGTTACCACAGTCAACCTATGCCGTGCCCTCGTCAGAAAACTTGAACTTGATTGGGACATCGCCAGAGAAGACGGAGAACATTGTTCCTTCAGAATGTGCGGAAGCAACACTGAATGGAATCGAATGGACTACTGGCTACCAGCAGCAGTTCTTGAAAGCATACCGGTATCACTTCGACCGAATCTCCCGAATGCTCGCCTTAGCAGAGTCCTGCTCGAATACTTACAGGCCGATGTCACCAACACCTTTGAACTTGCTCAATTCTTCTTCCACCAGATCCTCGTGAAGCATGGTGACAAATCTGAAGAACTTCTGAACATCAATCGTCAGCTCGATCATGTTCTGTGGAAGATGGAGTACAAAGGCGTCTGGCTGCGATCACAGGAAACCAGAGCGGCCATCGAATCCTGTTATCACTACATCAACCATCTGAAGCAGGAATGTCTTTCTCTTTCAGGACTTGATCGACTGACTGACACAACCATCCGTATCCTGCTGTTTGAAAATTGGTCACTGCCTGTTGTCTCTCAAACCAAGAAAGGCAACTACAGTGTGAATGCAGAAACACTTCTCCGTCTTCATCGTGATGCAGAGCCTGATAGCACTGCCTACAGATTCCTTGGCTCTTACCTGAGTCTGAAGAAATATGAAAAGAAACTCCAGTTCCTTCAAAGCTATCTCAACAACCGCACAGGCAAGGGGCACCTTCATCCCTCATTTCACGCCTCTGGAACTAATACGACACGATTCAGCAGCTCTAACCCAAACATTCAGCAGGTCACTAAAGCAGGAAATCCTTACGAAGACGACGCCCCCTATGTCGCCAACTACCTCCGTAAATCTCCCTCACTCAGATCCTGTTTTGGACCTGCCCCCGGTCACTGGTGGCTGGATTGTGACTACTCACAACTTCAGTTAAGGATCTTTGCCTACGTCGCCAACGAACAAGGCATGATCGACGCATTCAACAAAGGCTGGGATGCACACGACTACGTTGCTCGATGTATTTTCTCCCTCAGAGATACTGAGACACCTACCAAGGCTCAAAGACGTATCGCCAAGAACGTAAATTTTGGCTTCATATTTGGGGCTTCACCAAAGAAGATCGAGCAGACAGCAGGCATCAGAGGCTTGTGGTCTACTGTCACATCATTATTCCCGAATGCACACGCCTTCATTGAAGAAACCAAGGCTTACATTCAACGTCACGGCCTTGTCTATACAGTCGGCGGATACCCCTTGGCACTCAAAGACTACCTCAACAAGCATACGGGAGAGTACGAGAAAGCAGCACATGCAGGCGTCAACTATATCGTGCAGGGTGCCGAAGGGGTCATTGTCAAACGTGCCATGCGTCTGTGCGATGACTACTTGACCTCAGAATATCCTGAAGGGCGAATTGTCCTGCAATGCCACGATGAACTGGTCTTTGAATTCCCGGCATACTTTCCAAAGAAGCATGTCTGGAACATCGTCAATCTTATGGAGCAGGCTGCTTCCGAGTACGGCATCCATGCTCCTGTTGATCCCGAGTTATGTACTCAGTCATGGAATAAGTCGGTAAAGGTGCAGCGATGAAACTACTTGATCATTTAGAAATACCTTACTCAGATCAAACAGATGACTACCTGATGACATGCCTGTGGTGTGCCGCAGAGAAAATGTCAGTCAGGAAGGATGACGGCAACATCTTCCAGTGCTGGAAATGCAAGCAGACAGGCAATGCCCTGACACTCATGAGAAAGTTCTATGAGGACTTGCCAGCACTGACACCACCATCAGCTCGCATCTTCACTAACAAAAAACGCGGTGTCTCACCTGCTGTTCTTCGCTCAGAAGGAATCAAATATGACAGCATTCGATACTTCTGGTTCCCCGTCAAAAATACAGACGGCAAGATCATCGCTTTGCACAAGTACAGTCCTGAGACAAACATTGCCTATGCCTCACCAAAACCTTGGTCCTGTTCAATCCTCGGTCTAAGCCAACTCAATTCTTTCCCAGAAATCTGGGTGGCAGAAGGGCACGCAGACTATCTGATCATGAGACACGCATTGAAAGATTATCAGATTGATCTGCTTGGCACCTGCGGCTCTGGCTTTTCTGGCAACTATCTGCATCTGCTGGAAGGCAAAGATGTCGTCCTGCTGTTTGACAATGACGAAGCAGGGCAATCAGGCGTCAAGTCTGTTGCCAGACGTATCAAATCATCAGGCCACACTATCCAAAGCCTGAGATACCTCGATTGGTCATCGGTATCAGTTGCTGGACACCCAACACTCCCATCAGGATTTGACATCAGAGACCTGCACAACAGTTTGACTGGAGGATAAAATGCACCCGGCAATTCCAGCACTATGCCTGCTGACAGCCTTGTACTATCTGGCTTGGATCTTCATACCAGATGATTGGTTCAAAGACTAAGACAAATTTCACTTCACAGGAAACCCCCATGATTGTTGATTTGATACGCCAGCACCTGATTGACGTTGATCTTACCGAGGTCATTACAATTCAGCCTCAAAACTGTTCTTCATTCAACCAGTTGATGACAATCTGCAAACAGAACATGACAGTCACCAAATCAATGGAAGACTGCCTTGCTGTAGGCATCGCGACTCACATCGCCGTCACTCTTGAAGGCGATCCTCTTTGGATCTATCTTGTAGGAGCACCCTCCAGTGGAAAGTCTACAATCTGTGAACTTCTCGCCGCTGATGAAATACATACTCGACCGCTCAGCAAGTTCACTGGTCTTGTGTCAGGATCACGGCAGGGAACACATCTCATCCCCATGCTTCAGGGTAAGTGTGTCATTGTCAAGGATGGAACTCTCCTTCTGGAATCAACGCCGCAACAACTGGCTAATGTTTATGGGGAGCTGCGAGATATTTTCGACGGATCACTCAATGCAGAGTACCGCAATGGTGTGTCCGCCTCATTCTCCAACATTTCATTCGGCATGATCATCGGCATCACAGAGCGTAT